GGCTGGCGCTACATCCCTTGTAATAAGTTTAAATGTATTTGCCATTCTATTCTCCTATCCACCAAGCGCAATCGCTAGAGCAGTGGACTCGTCTACCGTTGCTTTCTGCGCTATTGTTGAAATGTTGCTTGCTACTGTCGTGATGTTGGCGCTGTTGGCAGCAACTACGTTTATAGGGTTGTCTTGTGTGCCAATAACGTTGCCCATGCCATCGCCATGAACCGAACAGCTATATTTCAAACCACTTAAAGGCGCATTCGCTGGTACAATAAAAACAACCTTACTATTGGCCTGACCAGCCACTCCAGTAACCGTAATTCCGCTGGTATAAGATGCAGATCCGTTTTTAAAAATCAAAGGATGACCGCCTACCGAAGCGTTACTAACATCAAACGTATATGTAAAACCACGATTTAACGTCAAAACTGGGGCTTCAGTGCCGTTTAAATAAAACTTATTACCGCCTCCGCCGTATCCACTAGCTACAGTCACTGCAAAATGTACCGTACCCAGTAAATTCGCAACCGTATCAACATCATTAATGTTCGTTACAATCGAGTTCATGTTGGCAACAGATGTCGCCGTACCCAATCGATTGATATTTGCAGCCTCTGGAGCAATCGTATTAACGTTAGCTATGCTGGTCGCAACCGTGTTTACGTTAGCTATATCCGTATTAACCGTGTTAATCGCCGCTTGCTCGGCTGTCGTTGGCTTAATCCGCTCCCACGCAGATCCTGTCCAGTTAAACAAAACATTGGCAACCGTATCAAAGTACAAACTACCAGTAATTAACGCATTCCCATCGTTATCAACCGTTGGTGCTGAAGACTTGTTACCCAAATATCGATCATCAAACGCATCTAATGCCGCTTCAGCCGCATCCTTCGCAGCCTGCGTCGCAACACTCGGCCCCCAAATAATAACGTTCTCATTACCAGCAACAGAAGGCGCACTCGGCGCAGTCACAAACGTAATCTGATTTCCAGCAACCGTATAATCATCACCTGGATTACGCAAAGCACCATTAACAAATACCAAAACATCCGTGTTCGATGTATAAATGTACGTCAATGTAAACGTAACTAAAGTTCCGTTACCCTCAAACTTATCTACCGCCGCAGCCGTAGATCCAATCGCAGCATTCGCAAGCAAATTCCACTTACCAGCCGCTTGATCCGTTAAGAAGTTCGGGGTGGAAGTGTGAGCAATTAAACATAAATATGTAGAAGCGTTGTAATTGACTAAATCGTTAACAGCGTATGCCGTTGAAGCTGCCCAACTTCCCTTCGGGTTAATCTCACCCGCGTTCATCAATGCAAGCGAGGTCGCATCAAACGCTTCAGTATGCACCGAATTGTTTCTTAGCTTACCGTCATCGCGCTGAATCAAACCAATGTTGCCATTTAAATCATCAAGCGTCAGCTTTGCCGTGTTTAGTTCAGCATCTACTTGTACCGCTGGTAACGGTGCGCTCGGTGATGCAGTCTGAAAATCAGTAAAGTTAAACTGTCTAGTGTATGAACGAGGTTGCGCCATCTAGTAACCCATAGCCTTTGCCATCTTACCTTTAGCCTTGGCCCTGTTCTTCTTGCTATTCGGAAACCCAGCTTTCATATTCGAGTATGACTTGTCGCTGATTGTCGATTTACTCTTTGGTCGGCTCGTACCAGACTTCTTACGCTTATTCATATTCTCGTATAAACTCATGCCAAATTACACTTCCATCGTTTTAGCGCAGCGCCCTTCCTCGTAAGCTCTCCATTCTCGCTTGTCGGGCCAGACACTCCGCTCATCCTTGCACAGAAAGACTTTTTCCTCGCTGCGCGTTTACCAGTTGGCTTGCTTTCCGTTACTGGCGCTTTCAAGTTCGATCCAGTTGCCGCGTTGTACTTCTTTCTGCCCTTCGCAGAGAGGCCACCGCCTTGTGGGATACTCAGCTTCTCGCCCCTACTTACAGAAAGATTAACTGACATCCGACAACCTGTTTCAACACTTGTTGATTGCATTATACCGCTGTTATCGACATCGATCAACAAGGATGCGAAAGATTGAGTTTTCCGAAAAATTTGTATCGCTTGCCATAATACGGAACGTTGGTAACGTTGGTGTAGGGCGGGGGGTCGGATCGGGTTTTGGATTGGGGTCGAGCAGCCAAAAGTATCCTCTTTGTACCCAGGCATCAAGCAAATGGTCCCGATTGTACCATTCGATGCACTGTAATCATTAATCTTTTATCTAGTTTTGCGCTGTTATGTCTGTTGCCAGCTCTGCTCGCTCATGTTCCCAGCGATCAATCATGGTTGCTAGTTCATCTGGCGACATCTCAGCCAGTGACCTATTACTTGTAGGATCGTCTGCATTCTTGCCCAAATCCCCAGCCAGTTCTAGTGCCGTTCGAGCAGCCGACACTTTAGCTGAAGCTGGCGCGTCTATGTCCAGCATAACATTTCGCAAAGTATCCGCGGATAAACTGGCGAGATCCGTCTGGTAGACTGTTTGTCGAGTTTGCCGCAGAAGTGCTATTATAGATGGATTGCGGGTTAAATCATAAGCTGATTGCTTGGGGTGAGAATAACCAGCCAGCCGTGCAGCTTCAGTGGCGTTCTTGCCTTCCCTGACTAAGTAATTCACAAAGTCTTTTTGCTGATCAGTGATTGATCGTTTTCTTATCATTCCCATAGCGTTCAAACCTTCCGTTTTATGTCTTTTATCTTATCAGAAAAAAAAAGGTTGATATATATACCCCAAGTTGTATGCTGTTGTTGTCGCAACGATCGACACATAATGACATATAGAAGGATCAGAACATATGTTAAAAGCAAACTACTTTTATGACAATTCGCATGGCTGGATTGTTATCAGTGAAGATATAATAAAACTAATTGGATTAAACGCCGATGATTTTAGCAGTTACTCATATTTCAGAGTATTAAACGGTAAGCTATATTATGCACTTGAGGAAGATGCAGACGCGCATCGATTAATGCGCCGTGTTCGAGCGCGAAATATGACCATCGATATTAAAGAACAAAATGACGGCTACACAAGTGTTATTCGCACATGGTCAAGTATTGAACTGCTTCACACCTACAAAGACTACTGCTACTCAGGTGAGCAGCCGCCAATGGTAGCGGCTGAATAATGGAACCCAGCGATTTAAAAGTTCTAGTTGGTTGCGAAACTAGCGGTATCGTGCGCCAAGCTTTCAATAAGCTTGGCTTCGACGCTTGGAGTTGTGACATACTGCCAAGTGACGATCAAACGAATAAGCATATTCAAGACGATATTCGAAACGCCGTGAAAATGGATAGCTGGGATCTCATTTGCATTATGCACCCACCATGTACGAGATTGTGTAATAGCGGCGTTAAATGGTTGCGTATACTATCGAATAAAGCAAAAGCTGAAAACAAAACGCTTGAAGATGTTTGGAACGACCTTGAAGAAGGTTGCAAACTGTTTTCGGATTGCTGGAACGCTGACGCGCCATGCATCGCGGTTGAAAACCCAGTAATGCACAAACACGCGAAAACCCTAATACAGAAATATTCTGACAGAGAGTTTTCGTGGAAAGCTAGTCAAATTATTCATCCGTGGCATTTTGCTACGAATGATGAACAAGATGACAACCAGAAAAAGCAAACCTGTTTCTGGTTGCATAACCTACCAGCACTTGAACGCACTGGAACGCTAGACGGAACTACAGCACGTGATGATGTTCACAAGGCTGCACCCAGCAAAGACCGCTGGAAAATCAGAAGCAAGTTTTTTCCCAGAGTTGCCGAACAAATGGCGGCGCAATGGGGACTTGCTGCACTACAACAGAAAGGATCAGTAATATGACAAATAAAATATTTAAAATTGCACAAAATCGCGGGAAACCCCGCGTTTGGATCGAGGGAAAGTTTTTGCTCGATAACGGGATTGTTCGAGGTATGAAGTTTAGACGAACAATGCCGCACGTTGAGCAAAGCGAAAGAGACTACCCGCTTGCAATGACATTAAGTTTTGATGATTTTGGAAACCATACAGTTGCGGGATCAGAAACGCGACCCATCATTGATTTAAACGGAAACTATCTAAATCAAATTTTTACTGGGTTTACTCACTACATCGCTGAACCTGATAAAATCAATTCAACAATTCATATCCATATTTCGGGAGTAAATAAAAATGCAGATTAAAATGTGGACAGTCGAAGCAATGGATTTCTTTCTGCAATCAGATCAGGACATTGTTGATTATTACAACACTCATTTAAACGCAACGCTGGCGGAAGTCTCGCAAATGTCGGGCCGCACTGTTGAGGAATTAAAAGAGTTATTAATGCCAAAATTATTTAAAACGAAAGGATCAATATAATGCCAATGACTAAAGATTGCGAAATATTAAAAACAGAAGTGCCAGAATTTTTTACTGACTCATGGAGCGAAGTAGAAAACAACGAAAAGCTTTTAATCATTTATTTGTGGCAAGCCATTAATGCTTATGAATATATCGAGGCCGACCTAGAAGGCGCTAAAGAGGCTGCTAGCACTTTAACGGCAAGCACAATCGAGCAATGCAAGGAAACTGTTTTGCGTATGGTGTCGAAAGCTGCGACCAATGCCTGAAGACATAAAGCAACAACTTATCGAAGCAGTGACCCATTATAAGCGAAAGCCGTGGGAGCTGCTCACAGACGCACTGGGAGCGGTTTCGCTATTTAT